AACCGCGCTACGCAACCGTTAACCCGGCTGCCAACGCTGGCCTCGTCGAAGGCATGAAGGGCTTGTTCAACCCGGTGGACTCCATCAGCCGTCAGTTCAAGAACGGCATGATGGGCGAAGGCATCCTCGGCTACGACGAGATCAACATGTCTCAGTCGATCAAGCAGCACACCAACGGCTCGGCCTCGCGTTCGGACACCCCGATCGTCAAGTCCACGCTCGCCAACGGTGCGACCAAGCTGACGCTCGACAACGTGACCGACGGCCTTACCCTCGTTCCGGGCGACGTGTTCACGATCGCTGGCGTGTTTGCGGTCAACCCGCAGACCCGCGAGTCAACCGGCGCGTTGCAGCAGTTCGTTGTGCAGAACACCGTCACCTCGGCCTCTACGGAGTTCGTGGATGTGGAGTTCCTGCCGGCGGTCTACGGCCCGACGCACGCCCTCGCCACGGTCAGCAAGCTGCCGGCCGCGAACGATGTCGTGACCTACGTGGGTGCCGCTAGCGGCCAGTACGCTCAGAACCTTGTGTACCACAAGGACGCGATCACGTTTGCCACCGCCGACCTCCTGCTCCCGCAGGGCGTTGACATGGCGTCGCGTCAGGTCCACAACGGCATCTCCATGCGCGTTGTCCGTCAGTACGACATCAACAACGACCGTATGCCCTGCCGTATCGACGTGCTGTATGGCTACTCGGTGATCCGTCCGCAGATGGCCTGCCGCATCTGGGGCTAATTCTTAACCTTATTCACGGAGTAACTAAAAATGGCACTTCCTAACGGTACTAGTGGCTATCAGGTTGGCGCCGGCAATTCTGCCGAGCCAATCATGGGCGTTCTTGGCCCGGTGACGGCGTACGCCGGCGCTTCGGGCACCATCGCGGTCGCCGATCTTGTGAACGGCGTCTTCTCGGTGGACTCAGGCAGCACGTCTGCGGGCACCTACTCGTTCGCGGCTGCGTCCCTTGTGGACGCCGCTGTGGCGAGCGCCCGCGTGGGCAGCACGTTCGACTTCTACTGCGTCAACCTCGGTGACGACGCAGGAAACGACGTGACGTTCTCGGGCACGGGTTGGACGGTCGTGGGTTCGGCGGTGGTGGCTGACGGTACGTCGGCGCACTTCCGCGCTCGCAAGACTGGCGACGCGGCCTGGACGGTCTATCGCCTCGGCTAATAGCAAACGCCCCCTACGGGTGATACCGTAGGGGGCACTGCTCATAGGAGTATTTCTATGCCTAATACAAAGGCGGTTGGTGTTGCGTTCTCGGACCCAGAGCTTGACGGTGCAGTAATTGGCGCTGCGGGCGGTACGGTCGGATTCTTCGGCACGACGCCGGTTTCCGAAGGTGCGGCTCTCACGGCGCAGCTTACGACGATTACGTCCACGGCCCCGTCTCCGGCAGACTTTGCGATTCAGGATTTGACCCAGACGACCCCGTTTGGCTTCGTTACTAAGAACGAAGGCAACACGGTGTTGGCTGTGATTGCAAACCTCCAGACTCGCGTTGCTCAGCTTGAGTCGCGGTTTCAGGCTTACGGGCTCCTGCCGTAACTATGAACATATATCTTCGCCATCCCGTTCACGGGTTAAAGATAGCCATTTCCGATGTCGAGGCGGCTATGGACGCCGAATATGGATGGGAGGAGTATGACCCATTGGAACCGGCGGCGCGGCAGGACGAACCTGCTGCGTCGCCGGAACCTGCGCCCGCTGTTAACGAACTAAAGGCGCGTCGAAAGCGGAAGGAATAAGCCATGGCAACCGCAGGCGATCAAATCAACGGGGCGCTGCGTCTGCTGGGCATCTTGGCTGAGGGCGAAACGCCGTCGGCTTCGATGGCACAGGACGCACTTTCGGCGTTCGATCAGATGGTGGATAGCTGGAACACTGAGCGTCTCGCCGTGTTCTGTACGCAAGACCAGACCTACATGTGGCCTGCCGGCGCGCGTATTCAAACGCTCGGCCCGACGGGCGATTTCGTTTATGTCCTTGGCACACAGTCTGAAGTGCCGATCATCACGCAAGATGACGACTACCTGTCCTTGGAAGACGGCAACCCCGTCCCGGCACAGCAGCGTCCGATCCTGCTTGATGACTCAACCTTTTTCCGCGACCCGTCAACGAACGTGTCGTACGGCATCAAGTTTATCAACCAACTGCAATACAACAACATTGCAGTCAAGACCGTGCAGAGCACTTATCCGCAGGTCATGTTTGTAAACAACACGTTTCCAGACATCTCCATGTCGGTCTATCCGGTGCCGAACCGGGTGCTTGAGTTCCACTTCATTTCGGTGCAGCGATTGTTGGACCCCGCGTCCCTCAGCACTGAAATCCTCATGCCGCCCGGCTACCTGCGGGCGTTCCGCTACAACTTGGCGCTTGAGTTGGCGCCGGAGTTTGGCGTTGAGCCTGCGCCTGAAGTGCGTCGCGTAGCGATGTACAGCAAGCGCAATCTCAAGCGCATTAACAACCCCTACAACGTCATGGCGATGCCTTACAGCATCATCGCCCGTCGTAATCGGTACAACATTTACGCCGGTAACTTTTAATGAAAACGCCGATCCTGGGCTCGTCTTACGTTGCACGCAGCGTAAACGCCGCCGATGCTCGGATGGTGAATCTCTACCCAGAGGTCATTCCCGAGGCTGGCAAGGAGCCGGCGTACCTTCAGCGGTGCCCCGGCTTGCGGCAGTACATGGAGGTGGGCTCTGGCCCCATCCGTGCGTTGTATCCTTTGGGAGACAGCCTGTACGTCGCCTCGGGCAGCGAGTTCTACAAAGTTGACGGTAACTTAAATGTTACCAAGCTCGGCGACATTACGGGCAGCGGTCCGGTGTCGATGGCGGACAACGGTATTCAAATCTTTGTAGCGTGTAACCCTGATGGATACATCTACAACAGCAATACCAACGTCTTCCAAAAGATCACCGATCCTGACTTCCCCGGCGCGGTAACGGTCGGCTACCTAGACGGCTATTTCGTTTTCAACGAACCGAACAGCCAGCGCATCTGGGTGACGGCGCTGCTCGATGGCCTATCCATCGACCCGCTTGACTTTGCAAGCGCCGAGGGCTCACCGGACGGCTTGGTGTCGATCATTATCGACCACCGCGAGGCGTGGCTGTTTGGCACGAACTCGGTCGAGGTCTGGTACAACTCCGGCAACCCCGACTTCCCGCTGGAGCGCATCCAAGGCGCCTACAACGAGATCGGCTGCCTAGCCCCTTACTCGGTTGCCAAACTCGACAACAGCGTGTTCTGGCTCGGCTCAGACGCTCGCGGTCAGGGTGTCGTTTACCGGGCGCAGGGCTACCAAGGCGTGCGCGTCTCGACCCACGCGGTTGAGTTCGCCATCCAGCAGTACGCCAACATGTCCGACGCGCTGGCGTACACATACCAGCAAGACGGCCATGCGTTTTACGTACTTATCTTCCCGAGTGCGGAAACCACATGGGTATACGATGCCGCGACAGGTGCGTGGCATGAGCGGGCGGGGTTTGCCAAGGGCAGATTTAAGCGCCATCGCTCTAACTGCCATGCTCGCTTCAAAGGCCAGCCGGTTGTGGGCGACTATCAAAACGGCAAGCTCTACCAGTTCGACTTGCGGTACTTCCGCGACGATGAGCAGGAACAGCGTTGGATGCGCCGCTGGCGCGCGTTGCCAACAGGTGCCAATAACTTGACGCGTACCATCCATCACCAGTTGCAGTTGGACTGCCAGACCGGTGTGGGCGGACTGTACGACGACCCGCCGTTCCTTGCGCAGCAGGCGCCAGGCTTGGTGTTGCAGCAAAACAACAGCAGCATCATTGTTGAGGGCGAGCCCAACAACAGCGTGCCGCTCCCGCAGGTCATGCTGCGCTGGTCGGACGATGGCGGGCATACGTGGAGCCATGAGCGATGGGAGTCGCTCGGACCTATTGGCGCTACTCAAACGCGCGTCATCTGGCGTCGCCTGGGCGCAACGCTGAAGTCCCGCGACCGGGTGTACGAGCTCACAGCCGCTGACCCTATGGTAACGGCTATTATGGGCGCTGAACTGCGGCTCTCGCCGACGGCAGCCTAATGAGCAATACGACCAACATTCCCGCACCCCGCGTTCCGTTCATAGACGAGCGGACGGGCCTCATTTCGCGTGAATGGTTCCGGTTCCTCAACAACCAGTTCCAGTTGACCGGCGGCGGTACGACTCAGATCACCACGGCTGACTTAGAGTTGTCGCCGTCTTTGGCCTCAACAACCGAAGATGTGGTGCCTGAACTGGAAAAGGAAATACAGGGGTTAAAACTTGCGCCTCCGTTACTGCCGTTAAACACGCCGAACTACGGCATGTTTTACGACACGACCACGCAAGTTGCAGCGGCAATAAATACCGCCTATCCCATTACGTTTAACACAACGGCGTTTGGTGTAGGCGTTCGACGCGGAACTACAACGTCGCAAATCTTGATTCAAAATCCCGGCGTTTTTAACTTCAACTTTTCAATACAGTTTGACAAAACGTCTGGTGGTGACGCGATTGCTGACGTATGGTTCCGCAAGAACGGAACAGATATTGCGGACTCAGCATCCCGTATCCGCATCAAAGGAAACGCGGGAGAAATTTTCGCGTCGGCCAGCGTGTTTCAAGAAGCGTCTAACGGCGATTACATTCAGATCATGTGGGCAACTGACAGCACTGACGTACAACTTGCTTATTTTGCGGCGGCAGCGCCCGTTCCGGCCATTCCGTCGATTATTCTTACCGTTACTCAGGTGAATTTATGAGCGTATTTCTTTCATCTTTTGCCGGTGCCGGAGCGCAGTTCTTCGACAACAATGGCAACATTTTGTCGGGCGGTAAGCTCTGGACCTATACCGCTGGCACCACGACGCCGCAGGCGACCTACACGGACTCGTCCGGCGGCACGCCGAACACGAACCCGATTGTGCTAAACGCCGCAGGGCGGACAGCGCAGGCCATCTGGTTGACCGAGGGCGTGTCGTACAAGTTTGTGCTGATGACCTCGGCGAACGTCGTAATCGGCACGTATGACGATATTGCCGGTGTCAACGACTTTAGCATTGAAGGCATTAACTGGTCGGACATTATCGGCACGCCGACGACCCTTTCGGGCTACGGCATCACAGACGCGCTGTCCACGTCTGCCGCTGCGGCGACTTATGCGCCGATTGCGAGCCCGACGTTTACCGGCACCGCGCTGATCCCCGACAACGCGCCGTCTAGCACCAACTATCCTGTTGGCTACCGCGACGCGCCGCAAAACAGCAAGACGACCAACTACACGTTGATCGCCTCGGATGCGGGTAAGTCGATCGTAATGAACGGCAGCAGCGTCACGCTCACGATCCCGGCCAACGCGTCGGTTCCGTTTGCGGTGGGTACGGTGTTTGTTATTATCAACGTCAACTCATCGGCGCTGTCGATCGCCATTACGTCAGACACGCTGACGCTGGTGAATAGCACGACGACCGGCACGCGGACACTCGCGCAGAACGGCATTGCGACGTGCATCAAGGTTGGCGCGACCTCTTGGTTCATTAGCGGAGCAGGCTTGACCTAATGGGCGGCGCGACCTTAGCAGCACTGATCACAGGCACGACCGGCGGGGCTGGTGCGGGCGTTTATGACGCGTCTGAACCGGGCATGGGGTCGGTCACGATCCCGGCGTCCGCAACGGGCGTGACTATTGAGTGCTGGGGTGCGGGTGGTGGCGGTGGCTACGGCTACTTTGGCTTTATCGCGCCGGGCGAGCCTGAAGTGTTCCCCGGCGGTGGTGGTGGCGGCGGCGGCTATAGCAAAACCATTTTGGTGCTTGGCGTAGGCGACCCTGGCAAAACCATCAACTTTACCGTTGGCTCTGGCGGCGCGGGGGGTACGGCGTTTAGTACGTTTGGCAACCCCGGTACGTTCAGCAACGTCTACAGCGGCACGTTTACGATTACCACCATGACCTCTAACGGCGGTAACGGAGGCAACTCCGGTCAGTTCGCCGCGCAAGGCGATGGCGGCACGGCTAGCGGCGGTAACACGACCAACACGACTGGCAACGGTGGTGCGTTTTATACGCAAGCAGGCGCCACGGGTATTGCCGGTGTAGGCTCGCTGACGGCGGGTGCTGGCGGTAATGGCGGTGAGTTTTTTGACGGCGAATCGGGGCTAAACGGTCGCGTTCGCATGGTCTTTACATTCTAAGGTGACACATGGCAGTTAACATCAAGGTCTTAATTCCGGCAAAAATTGCCGAGTCTAGCCAAACAACCCAGTACGTCGCCACGAACGTGTCAACCATTATCGACAAGTTTACGGCTACGAATTACGACACCACGGCCCGAACGATCTCGGTCAACCTTGTGACCGGCTTTGATAACGCCGGAAACCAGAACCTAATCGTCAAGGCCAAGACCTTGCTACCGTCGGAGACGTACACATTCCCTGAGTTAGTCGGGCACATATTGGCTCCCGGCGGATATATTTCCACGATTGCTAGCGCCGCCTCGGCTATCAACATCCGCTGCTCAGGACGCGAAGTGTCGTGATCGTACGCAACGCGATCGCCGAGGACTTTCCGCGATACCTGACACTGGCGCAGGCGTTTCACGCGGCATCCCCGGTGCATGGCGTTATCCCGTTCGACGATGAGGGCTATGCCGACTTTTTCTTACAAGCCGTGCAGAACCCTAACATCGGTGTGTGGCTGGCCGAAGACGACGGTGAAATTATTGGAATCGCCGGCGCATTGTTTTACCCTATGTACTTCAGCCCTTCCAGTATGGTAGTGCAGGAGTTGTGGTGGTGGCTGACGCCTGTAGCGCGAGGCAAAGGGGCAGGTCAAGCCATGTACGATATGATCGAATCGTGGGCAATCGCAAAAAATGCAACCGCTATTTTTATGATTGCCCTTGAAGATGAGCGCGCAGGCAAGATGGCTAATCTTTATGCACGCAAAGGGTTTCGTCCTATGGAACGCACGTTTATGAGAGAGGTGGCGTAATGGCCATTGGAACCGCAGCAGCAATCCTAGGCAGCGCCGTCATCGGTGGTGCCGTCGCATCAAAAGGGGCTAGCAAAGCCGCCCGCGCACAAACGCAAGCCGCCGATCAGGCCGCGCAGTTACAGCGTGAAACCTTTGAGCGGCAGGTAGAGCTACAAGAGCCGTTTCGCCAAGCCGGCATCGCATCGCAGAATGAACTTATGCGGATGCTGGGTATTGGCGGTGAGCCGGGCACGGCAGGCTACGGCACGCTGGGCCAGCCTTTTACTGCGGAGCAGATGCAGATGGACCCCGGCTACGCGTTCCGTCTTGCCGAAGGCGAAAAGGCGCTAGAGCGCATGCAATCCGCACGCGGTCAGTACCTTGGTGGCGGAGCCATCCGCGCCGGTACGCGCTACGGTCAAGAGATGGGCTCACAGGAATATATGAACGCCTTTAACCGCGCTCAGGCATTGCTCGGCAACCGCCTTGGCGCACTCGGCAGCCTCTACGGCGCCGGTCAGACGGCAACCCAACAGGTCGCTGGTCAGGCTGGTCAGATGGGCGCCAACGTCGGCAACCTGCTCATGCAGGGTGGGCAGGCGCGTGCCTCGGGCTATCTTGGTCAGTCTAACGCCCTTGCGCAAGCTCTTGGCCAAGGTGCAATGGGT